TCAAATAGAAATGTTCTCGATATGATGACAAAAAAAGTGAAGAAAATAGCTATTGTAATGGATGAAATAGATGGGATGAATAATGGCGATAAAGGAGGTATAACAGCATTAATTAAGTTGATACGTCAAAAGAAGACAAAAAAACAAAAGTTAGAACATTCAACAATGAATCCAATTATATGCATAGGAAATTATTGTATAGATAAGAAAATTCGTGAGCTAATGAAAGTGTGTAATACATTTGAAATAAAATTACCTACACAAACCCAAATAAAACAAATACTAACAAATATTATCCCAGATTTGAATAATTCAAATAAAATAAAAAAACTTTTGGATTATATACAATGCGATGTTCGTAAATTGAATTTTATATATGATATTTATAAAAAGAAGCCGGAATTATTAGAAGACGACTCGCTATCTTTAATTTTTCAACAAAAATCAAACAATGAAGATTCTAAACGCATTACACAAACCTTGATAAATAATTATATTCCATTAAATAGCCATAACCGTTTTATGAATGAAACAGAAAGGACTATTGTAGCATTATTATGGCATGAAAATATTGCTGATATGATAGAAAAGTATGATAAGAGTAAATCGGTTCCAATATATGAAAAAATATTGAATAAAATGTGTTATGCTGATTATATTGATAGGATTACTTTTCAGAATCAAATATGGCAATTTAATGAAATGAGTTCTCTAATGAAGACCTTTCATAATAACAAAATATATCACGATAACTTTCCTGAAAATAAAGATAAATTTCAACCAAGTGAAGTTCGTTTTACAAAGGTTTTAACAAAGTATTCAACAGAATACAATAATATGGTGTTTATTTACAATTTATGTCAAGAACTAGACTTGGATAAATATGATTTGATTTCAATGTTTCAAGAAATACGGTTATTACAAAATGACAATAAACTATCATATGCTGAATCTATAAACGAAATTGAAAAAATATTTGAAAATTATAACATTAATAAATTAGATATACAACGCATATATAGATATATAGATAAGAGTGTAAAAAAGGACCAAGTAAATAATGATATTGAAGAGGCAGATTAAATTGATGAAATTACAATAATTTCACCAATTAGCAAAAAATATTTATGATTTATTATTTTCAGTTTTTAATTTTTCATTTTCACTCTGACAAAGACTAAGTTTTTCTTCTAACATTTCATTTCTTAGTGTAAGAGCTTTAATTTGTTGTATAAGTGTTTCATTATCAGTAATATTGGGTAAAGGTGGAGGATTTGATTTATTATTTTTATTCAAATCAATGACCTTTTGTTGTAACAATTGTATAAATCGTTGTTGTTCCTCGTTTCTTTTGGTAAATTCTTGTATTTGTTTTTTCTGTTGTTCTATAATTTGAACGATTTGTTGGCTATTTAGTTGTACTGGTGGACCGCCATTTTGTGACATCATAATAGGTCCATTCATTTTTTGTTGTTCTTCCATTTGTCTTATCATTTCAGCACGTTTTGCTTCAATTTCTTTAATCTGTTTTAAAACATCCGGTTTCATTTCTGGTTTTCCAGGGTCATATTTTTCTAATAAACCATCAATATCCTCCATAAAGAATTTTTTTATATCTTTTTCATTTTCATTTCGAATAAAAGTATCGACAGTTTTGGAAGACTCTTTGAAAAACTGTGGGTCTTGTTTCTGGTCGAACATTTTGCGTTTATCAAATGTATTATGTTCGTGGGAAAATACAAGAATACTCTTCAAAGGGTCTAATTGAACGAACGGAATCGTATATTCTTTTAAAAATGCTTTTTCTTCAGCAAGTGCAGCACCATCTTCATATCTTGTTTGTTCTAACAATTTAGTTCGAAAAGCAAATGTTCCAGCGGTTGCGTGATTTGGACCATATGGTCCACATTGTATCATTTTATCCATTCCTTTAAAATATACGTAAATTTCACTAGAACCAGCACATAACGCATTAGGGTCTGATTGTAAACGTTCTACAGCGTGTGAAACACGATTTGGTGGATAATAATCATCATCATCCATATATACAATTATAGAACCTCTTACGAATTTATGCATATAATTACGCTTTTCACCAAGAAACATTTTTTTTTCAACTTCAAAATACCGGATTTGAGGAATATTAGAATCTACAATTAAATCTTTGATTTTATCCGTTCCATCATCTACGATAATCCATTCTATTCTGTCTTTTGGATAATCTTGATTACGAAAACAAGTAAACATATTTTCAATAAATGGGCGTCGATTGAAAGTAGGCGTACATATACTCACAAAAGGATACTTTTCAAAATATTCTTTATTATTAGGTTTGTTTTTACCCATTCAATTTATAAATATAATATTATTAACTATTTATATTTATAAATCAAAACTAATATATTTTAATAATCAATAGCGTCCTTTTTTAATAATTCACCACAAATATAATCCAATATTTCTTTGTTAAATCTATCAAATGGATGAATACCGAAAGCGGTTAATGGATGAATATCATAAATATTATGCAAGAAATTAACACAAAATTTTGATGGTTCGTCTTGAATTGTATGTGAAGGGGAAGGGTATCCTAATACGGTTAATGCATTTTCAAAAAAGACATCTTCCGGTATAATAAATTCGTTGATAAATAAGTAATTAGGTAAATTATTAGATGCTCTATATTGTATAATATTATCATATGTCACATTATTTATACAGTCAATCATAGCTGATTTTCTTCTATAAGAAAATCCACCACACATCGGGTCATTACCTATTATCGGATTAGCCAAATCAAGTCGTGTTCCATTATTATCATGCAATCTGTATCGTGCACCTAGGTAAGGGTACTTAGTTGGTATTCTATAATCATTATTTATATTAATTATAAAGGAATCAGTTTGAAAAATCAAAATATGTTCCTCTTTTATGTTATTCCAAAATTGAGAACTTTGAAGTAATAAGCTATATGCAGCAGGAGAAATTAAATCATTAATTTCCATATTTATAAATTTATAATTTCCTTTTATCTTTTCTTTTACAGTTTTTTCATTCATATTGCTCCCAAAAATCTGTAAGTTCCATTTATTACCGATTTTACTCATTACTTGTTTTATTATGGGAATAAGATATTCATGATTTCTTGGTTCTACTATAACTGCTACTTGATTGTTATTTTCATTATTATTAATAATAATATCAAGATTTTCATAATATTTGATAAAAGTTTCAAACATGTTAATAATTATATTAATACCAATGTAATTATTTAAATTATTTGAAGAGTTAATTATTTTCCGATTTTTTGTAAATTAGATAATAAATTCACGCCCTTTTTTAACCCATCTTGAAGTTCCTTATTATCATCAACATTTAACTTTTCAGATATGTTTTTTACTGTATCTTGTAAATCTTCTGGTTTTATTGTTTCCTTTATAGTTTCCATTGCGTGTAAAGGGTTCGTAGTTGTAGTAGGTGTTTCTTCATTGGTTGTTGGGTTTGAAGTTTCGTTGTTTTTATCACCTTTTATAATGGATATAATTGTATAGGCTGCTACTATCATTATACCAGCTACTGAAGAAACCATAGTTGTTGATTTTAATGTATTGCTTTTTAGATTTATTCCTGAATCAATTAAAGCGTATAACATCACCATAACAAATCCTAATTGAATACAATTATCATACATGTAATTGAAAATCATTACCATATAGTTTATTACTTTCTCGAAAAAGGATAGTGGCTGACAAGGTGTGTCTCTTCGTTCATTCGGTTTGTATTCATCAAAAAATTTATCAATCAATGTTTTTATTTCTAGTATGCTATGGTCGCCTTTAAAAATGGGTATAGAAAAGAACGTATAAGATATTATAAATGTAAGACATAAACAAGTTGCGAGCGGAACACCCAAGAAGAATAAATACAATGCTATAATGATTTTTTCAAACCAGAAATAAGGGTTCAAAACTTTGAATAATGACCAAAGCCCACCCCCTCCCGGTAGTAAAGATGCTAATGGATTTGATTCTATAAATGTTAATAAGAACATAATCAAAGTAACAAAATAAATAATGATTGTAAGTATACCACTAAAATCAAATTTCGCAATATCTAATAATATGTTTTTAATCAGTTCACCAGAATTATTTGCTAAAAATGTAAATGAAACCAATATAGCCATAAATATCAATATTAACACAATCTTACTCATACCATTTTTATCTATTTTTGAGGTTATAAAATCGGGTAAAATACTTGTGGTAAAAACTATCAGAAAATCAGGAAAAAATAGAGGTATATTTATAAATTTATCTATTAACCAAAATAACGGATTGAATAAAGTATTATGATGAATAAAATTTCTAGGAGTTTTCCATACATTTACTTTTGAACCATTTTCAAATCGAAAAAATGTAATAAACGCCCAATTATATACAGCAATTGATGCTACAATTATTGATAAAATCCAATTAAAATATTTTTTAACATGTTTTACATCAGATTCATTAAATGTATCTCCAGAAAAAGTCTTAGTTAAATGATATATAAAGTTGTCATATTTATCTTTTATTTTTCTATATGTATCTTCTATGATTTCAGCATAGGATCTTGCTTTATAAAGTGTCTTTTTACCACCTTCGTATATATCGTCTGTGTCAGTCCATTCATCATCTTTAAATGATACTATTGGATTTAAATTAAGACCTTCTATTATTGGTTTTTTGTTGTTATTTTCTTCTTCTGGCATTTCATGAATATTAACAAGCGGTTCTATGTTTTTGATATTCATCATTTTTTTCTTTTTCTTCACATTTTTTATTTTATTCTTCATATGTTCCGTTTCAAAATCAAGTATATTCTTTTTCTTATTTACATCACTAAATACTTTATTTCCTTTTACTTGTTCTTTCATTTATATATTATACTATTATTAGTTATAATATACAATTGTATAAAAAATCTATATAATCCGCATTAGAATTATCTAGCATATAACATACCGCAAGAACCATTTATAAATGATAATACATTATAGCGTTCTTCATATAAAGTCAAATTATAGTTATAATCATATAATCTCCAATTTTCTTTACGGAAACCTATTGGATTTCCTTCACCATCACATATGACATCAAACCGTGAATTTATTTCATCTATTGGTGGCACGTAAGTAGTTATTTCTAATTCTATATTTTTAAATTTACTCAAATTAATTGCTCCCGAAGGTTGATATTCAAATGGACTTGTGTCTAAACAGAAATTATAACAATAAATACCTTCTTTTGCTGAACCCTTAGTTCGTGTATATTTTTCTATATAATCATAAATACCACGCGTTAGAATATTTTCACGATAAGCACCGTCTAATTCAATACCCATAGTTTCTAATATATCTTTTCTATTTTCTACTGAAAAATTACCAGTTGTTGATAAACCAGTAACACGTATATCAATTGGGTCTACATTTGGTAACGCACCGCGCATATTAGTATTATTATAAGGAACTATGTCATTGGGTAATGTTCTATAAGGCCAGTTTGTATAATTGTTCCACTCGTTACGCATATTTACATCATTTCTCTGTAGATACCACATCCAACTTGAAACCATTCCTGAAGAAGACTGTAGTTTTAATTTACGTGTTCCGGTTATGTTTTCAAATTTATGGGCGAATACATCTTTCACTAAATACACTTGGTCTTTTCTTGCAAATAATTCTGCTTCTTCTTTTGATAAGAAACAATATGTAGAAATCAAATGAACGTCAGCATTCCAAGTAGAAATTTTATTAGTATAATTATCTGCCGTCAATTCAATTGAAGGGGGAGTTTGTAAAAAACGATACATTTGAAAACGAGATTCGTTGAAATTAGGTCTTATATAAGGAAAATTATATTGTGAATCAAATACATCTCTTACTTGAAATAAATCTTGTATAGGTCTAAATGTAACATTAACATGGAGTTCGTTATATTGAAGTGCTATTAGTGGGAACGCACAAGAACTATTCAAAGTAAACCAAGCATTTATAGGTATGTATAAGTTACGACCACGAATAGATGGTTCAGCACCAGCGGTATGTGGAGTATAAAATGCAGATGGATATGTATTAACACGTCCATTACAATTTGCTGGGTCATTTAGTTCTGGTATATTACCAGTCATTTTGTTAAATAAATCTTTCTTCTCACTGGTAAAATCACGTTCTACAATCATTGATAAGTATTCACCTGTATATTTTTGAAGAGTTAATGAACCACATGTTATTTCTATTTCTTGTATCATTGACGCACCAATATTTTCAATCCATCTAAAATCGTATGGAGCCCAACGACATCCCGTATCACTTCCATTCACTAAATCTGGTATTATATTTTGTCCTTCTTCTCTTATAATTGGTGTTGGTAATGGATGATGTATAGGACTCCATATATCTGGCAAAGTAACAACTATATATGTATCCATCAATAATTCAGCATGTCTTGGTATTTTAAATCGAAATGTAGAAGGTTCAGTTAATCTTAACTCTCTTAAACCATCATAATCAATACGAAATTTTTGAAGACCAAAATTACTATATTTACAATACGTTACTTTAAAAAATGTTTTGCTAGGATTCCCTGTTAAAAATATATTTGCTTGTCCTACAGCGGCTATGTTTAGTAATCCACCTGCCATTATATTATAATTTTATATATAATTACTATTATATTAGTTAGTGGATAATATATTATAATTTATATATATATCAAATATGAATAACATCCAGAGTATTTTATTATTTATTACATTTTGCATTTTAATATATGTTATATATCGTTTTATATGGAAACGTAATATGATTACACGTATTATAAATAAATTACAACGTAAATGTTTACAATCAAATAATCGGTGTAAGAATGATGAATGTAAATGTAATACAATAGAAGGATTTGGTAGTGGAACTCCTGAAAGTGAATATGAAAGTTTAACAGAAGGAAATGAACCAACACAAATTGTATCACTACCTCCAGGTCATTTTTTCATATCAGAAAGAGAATATAACAAACACGTTTTAAAGGATTATATAATTAAATCATCATACAATAGTGCTGTTACAGGAAAACACGTAAATATAGATATGGTGAAGCATTTATTAAATCGTGGTGTAAGATTATTAGATTTTGAAGTCATGTTAATTGATAACGCACCTATGATTACTTATACAGACGATAAAAATTTAGAAAGTATTAATACAGATAACACTTTATTATTAGACAACGTATTTAGTATGATTGTAACCAATGCTTTCGTTCAGCCTACACCTAATGTAAAAGACCCTTTATTTATTCATTTAAGAATAAAATCAAAAGATGACGATAAACGATTATATCGATTAATAGCAAAATCTATAGATTCTACATTAAAGGATAAAATATATTCAGGAAAAATTACAAAGGAAACACCCCTTAGCGAAATAATGGGAAAAATTGTTATTATCGTAGACAAGACTATTACACGCAATTATATTAAAATATCGGAATGTGAAGCAGATGAAAAACATTGTTATGATTTAAAGAATTTTGTAAATTTAGAAAGTGGTTCTGATGATTTATTTTTACATAAATATACCGAATTATTGAATTTAAGTTACGATCATATACGTGTCGAAGACAGATGTTCTTTATGTACTAGTACTGAAAATATGAGATTGGTTACACCAGATTCGATTAATATGAATTCAAAAAACCCCGATATAGATGATTTTATTTTAAATTATGGTTCTCAGTTTGTATTGTATAAATTCTATTCCAAAGATGAAAATTTGGAAAAATATGAAAAGATGTTTGATGATAACAAAGGTGGTATTATTCCTTTAGCATATACAATCGATTATCTTAAAAAGAATAAAAACACATATCAGTAAAGTATTATGGTAAATAATTATATGTTATATTGTATATACTAATGAGTAAATACAATAAAAGAAACAAAACCGTTAAGAAAAAATTTAATGTTAGCATTTGTGATGATAAAATGACATTTAATGATTGTGAAATGGCTATATTACGTCAAGCTATCAAAGATAATGAAAAAATAAAGGGCAGAAAAGTGGTTGGTAATGAAGAAGTTCAGAAAATTATAAAGATAGTTGAAGATTTTATTATTAAGAAGAAATTGGTATGCTATGGTGGAACTGCTATTAATAATATATTACCCGAAGAAGCCCAGTTTTACGATAAAGAAGCTGAAATACCTGATTATGACTTTTTTTCATCTACCGCATTTGACGATGCCAAAGAATTGGCAGATATTTACTATAAAGAAGGATATAATAATGTAGAAGCTAAAGCTGGAATGCATTATGGAACGTATAAAGTATTTGTTAATTTTATACCTATTGCTGATATTACACAGTTAGTAAAACCTTTATTTGATTCTATCAAAAAGGAAGCTATTAAAAAATCTGGTATTCTCTATACACCTCCCAATTATCTTAGAATGTCTATGTATCTTGAATTATCTAGACCTGATGGAGATATTTCACGTTGGGAAAAAGTATTAAAACGTTTGAATTTATTAAACAAGTATTATCCATTAACCGCGAATAACTGTGATATGATTGATTTTCAAAGAAAAATGGATAATAAAATGGAAGATAATGAAAAAATATATTTCATGACGCGTGATTTGTTTATTGATGAAGGACTTGTATTTTTCGGAGGATATGCTTCCTCGCTATATTCAAAATATATAGATGATAGTTTTAAAAGTAAATCTCATAAGATACCCGATTTTGACGTTCTTTCTGAAGACCCTGAAAAAATAGCCTTATTGTTAAAAGAAAAATTAGAAAGCAACGGAATAAAAAACATTAAAATTAAAAATAACGATGCGGTTGGTGAAGTTGTGCCAGAAAATATTGAGATTATTGTTGGTAAGGATGATACGATTGCTATGATACATAAACCAATTGCGTGTCATAGTTATAATGAAATTACTATTGATAATAGAAAAATTAAAGTAGCAACAATTGATACCATAATGAGTTTATATTTATGTTTTATTTATCTAGACAAAGATTTACATTGTATTCGATTATTATGTATGTCTATGTATTTGTTCTCAATTCAAGAGAAAAATAAACTAAATCAAAGAGGTCTTTTAAAAAGATTTACAAATAAATGTTACGGAAAACAAGAAACATTAGAAGATATTCGTTCTGAAAAAACAAATAAATTCAAGGAATTAAAAGCAAAACCAAATTCCAGAGAATATCAAGAGTGGTTTTTAAAATATGCTCCCGGTGAGAAAAAACCTGTCAAAAAACAAACCAAAAAAAATAAAGAAAGCACAAAATCAAAAGGCATTTTTAAAATGTTTGGATTTTAAGCCATACAGCAAAAAAGAGCAGGGATTTTATTTTAATGCGTCAATTCATATGCTATATCCGTTATCAGCAACATTAGCAAAATCGATATCATAAATGATACCATCAAAATGAAAATATCACGAGAAGGTAACAATATCAACGCAAATAAGAAGAGTAACTGAATCATAATAATAATTTGTTGGGTTCTTTAGTAATTGCTATTTTCGATATTCATAAAAAGTTTTCAATTTTATGAATATGTAAGTGGATACAAATTTATAGACTAATCAAAAAGTTTGTAACTTTGGTAACAAAATAATATATGCTACCAAAAATCCAACTTTTAAAAACCAAACCATAAAAATTAAAATTACCATCATCATTATAAATGGATAAAAACGAAAAACGTTTGAATATATATGCATTTATAATGGGAAGTTGAAACATAAAATACAATATACTTACGAATATAGGAACCTGTAAATCTGTCAAAATATCATCTATTTTCTGATTCCTGTCAAGTTCTCGTTCATGTTGTTGAATGTTTTTATCGGTAAACTCTTCATATTCACGGACATAATCTCGTTTAATAGGTTCTTTTGGTATATAATTCGGCTGAACTTGTTCGTCTTGTGCGTATTGTGTTGTATCGTGTTGTATATGACGTGATGGAAGTCGTTGTTGTTCTCGAGGCATAATCATTTCACGCTGTTCTTCACTTAAATACTGTGGAACTTGTTGAGTAGATGTATTATTCATCATTTCTTGTTGGGGACTATTTATTTGCTCTGGTGGAGACATTATAGGATTTTTATCAGATACACCATATGGGTTAGGATGAACGTTTATAGGAACATAATTTGTAGGCATTTCAGACGGTTTTGACTGTTGGGTGGGTTGTATTTGAATATTTGGTTGCTGTTGTTGTGAATTATTCATTGAATTAGGTAAATCTGCTATCCGTGTTATTGTATTTTCCATTACTATACAATATTATATAACTAAGATTGTATAGTTTTACGAATGATACTAAATATTTTATTGTTCTGTATTAGATGACATATTTACTATTTTTTTGGTATTATCACATTTACTACTGGATGAAGTATATTTATAGCATTTGTCATCGTGTTTAAATATTTTTCCTTCTATTTCGCTTATTACCGGACCATTAAAGTTTAAACAATTTCTCTCAGTACAAGCTCTTCTAAATAATGTTGCTAATCCTAAACCTAATAATATTGATATAAGTGTTTTTCCAGTTTCTGTATGTAATAAACGTTGTAAATTCATAATATACAATATAACAATAAAAATAAATGTTACATAATTTATACTTGTTCTTCGTCATCATCTATATTTAAAGATAAATCGGCATCTGTAATTTGTATATATTGTTCTTCATTGTTATCGTCATCATCCTCGCTATAATCCTTTTCACTTTCAGTAAAGAATTTGGTAACTCGTTTAAAAAATCCTCGTGATGAACGCTCTTTTTCGTATAAATAATCATCATTGTCATTGTCTTCATTATTATCTGATTTTAGATTTTTATTATAATTTTCACTCTTTGGTGGTGCTGATTTCGGTCTTAACTTTATATTATTAGTATTTGTTGATTTAAATACTATTCTATTGTCATCATTATTTCTATTTTCTGTATTGCTAACTTCTTCAGTATCATTATCATAATGTTCTATAATATTATTATGCTCTTTATTATCTTTATATTCTCTATCTTTTTTTGATTTCCATCTATCATCAATATATTTTTGCGTTATTCTTACTTTATTTTCTATTTTTCTACTTTGTTCTCTTAATGCATATTTTTCAGGGTTTCTAAACCTATCATAAGATACTCCTAATGACGACACTTCTTTACTATATAATGGTGGTGCTAGTTCTATTTTATTTACCCACCCTTTACCGTGGTACATTCCACTACGACGTTTATATAAATACAAATCTTCCATATCTGCTAATACATCATACATTAAATCGGTTGGTTCCTCTGGTCTACTTCTGCTCTTTATTTTTTCATATTCACTAAATTTCTCTTCTAAAAAATCTTTACCAGTTACCTTACGATGCTGTCTATCAATAGAAATCATTTTAAAAATATCGACGCTGATACGGTAATATTCTTTATGAGTTGCTAATTCTGATTCCATTTTATCTTGATACTTCATAAACATTTCTATACCAGTTATTATTCCAATTATTAATGATAATACACTTGTTATTATTGAAATAGTTTCTTGTTGTAAATGTTCTTGTAAACCAACTGACGCAAATGTATTAACAGATGTGATAGTTATTATCGGTAGTCTGAACCATTTTATTTGTCCTTTACAATATTTATATTTGTATTTATGAAAATTACTCAATTGACAACAATTTATCCTTAATTTATCCAAAATACGTTCTATGTTAGTCGTCCATGTATTTTCAATTGGAATATTTATAAGTTCAGCTGTATGTTTTAATACGTTTTCTTCTTGTTCTTTACTTGATACTGACATATTACAATAATAATATATTTTTTGTATATTTTACATACGAATGTTATGTAAAATATGCTATGATTGCACTGGTATTTTTGCGATTTCACTTTCATTTGTAGGACATTGTACTTCTTCTTGTTTAAACTGAAAACAGTTATCCGCTTTATCTTTATATTGCAATACACCTATATTCTCCGGTGTAGGATATACGTAGATTTTACGTGTATCGGGCATTGTTATATAAACAGCAAATAGTCCTAGTGCTAAACTTATCAAAAAGATATTTAATTTAATATAGTTAAATAATCCCATTAAATTAAAATATAGACAGATAAAAATTTTCTACTACTTTTTATTTCTTGGTTTTCTTCTTTTTCTTTTTCGGTTTTGTTGCTTTTGTTTCTGGTTCTTCGTCTTCTATTCCTAATTCCTTTAATATGGCTGGATGTATATATGATCTTTCTTGTGGCGTTTCTCCATCAAATTTAAATACCATATTGTTACCTTCTTTTTGTTCCAATGAATATTTTGCTATCAACTTCTCCTGCTCTTCCGCTCGTTTACGCTGATCTTCAGCCATTAATTTCATTTTCTCCAGTTCTTTTTCTTTCTTATTTTCTTGATTCTTAGTTATATTTTCTTTCACTTGACTCGATTTTACCATACGGTCGATTGCGTTTTTATCTATCTTCATATTTTTACCCAAACCACCCATACTCTTAGCCATCTTTGTAAACATCTCTGTCATATCGGCACCGCCAGCAGATTGTTTCATTTTTCCAAGAAGATCTCCTGCTTCTTTCATAATTTCATCACGAGAAATTTCACCACTTTTCATTTTTGCGTCCAATTTGCTTGTTACCTTTTTCATCAATCCCATTATTTTGGTTGGATTCTTCATTAACTTTTTCATAACATCTTGTGGATTAGCATCATCTGGATTATCTCCTAATATATCTGTAAAATCTCCAGATATTTCTTCAGCCATTTCCTTCGCAAGCGAACCAATTTTACCATTAAACAATCCTTGTAAATGTTCCTGCATATTTTCCAAATTAGGCATTCCCTCCATATTAAATCCACTTGGTCGCGAAGAACCTTCAGTTTCTGATTGTTCTCCTTCACTTTTCTCGGTTGATTCCATATTTTTGAAAAAATCTGTCAGTCCCGACATTGTTTCTGTTAGTTTTTCTTGTAGTTCATTTTCATCAATTCCTTGAAACATATCCATAGATTCGCCGAACGTTGTCTTATCCTTTACACTTCCTACTACTGTAAAAAGAATCAACTGCAAATATTTCCAAATCGTTTTACGAATATTTTCTGTTACACCTTCGGAATTATATAATACCTTAAAATCTACATTTGGTAAGAAATATACATTGGCATCACTCTCTTGTGAAAAAATACTATCACTTTGATATAAAATATCAAAAAAACGCTCAGGATATACTTTCATACAATGCTTATACAAGTCCATTGTTGTTTGTTCGTTCATTGAAATAGAAAAATGTTTCCAATTATCACTATATTCAGGAAATGTTGTAGTCAAATCATTTGTAAAATCACTTATAACTGTAATGAAATTTGTTGGTATTTCTATAGAATTATCCATATCTATTATTAAATATGCTTATATATTGTTTAACTTCTTTTTTGTATAAATTATTTTTTCTCACTTTCAGATAATATTTCAGAATAATCAAAAGACATTTCTTTTGAATTTTGACGACGTAAAATTGGTTCCGGTATTGTTTCATACATTTCTGTCGTCTGTCTCCGTAAAGGCGGAGGTGACAATTCTGGCGGGCATATTGCGTGTTGTCGTCGTAAAACAGGTTTTTCTATATGGTTATCCATTGATGGTATTACTATTGTAGGAACTTTATTATTATCCATATTATCCCTTTTAATATATACTATACACAAACTTTTTATTCAATTTTATTCATTTTTACACAAAATTGAAAAACTAAATGTTTCTAATATTATTACAAATTAGAAATAACAATGACGAACATTGAAGTTTATATTCCACGTATTCTTGGTTCAGTTACTAAAACTGAAATCATCGATACTTTTAAACGTATGGATATAGGTAATGTTACCAGTTTAGATTTACACTTTAAAGTAAATGAAAATAACTACTCTTACTATTACGCTTTTATGACAATTGGGTTATACTCTAACATACTTGCTAATAATTTTAAAAATAGTATTATTAAGTATGGTATGATTCGATTGTTATATGATGAGGAGGCAGGACAATATTGGGAAATTAAAAACCATTTGGATAAGAAAGAAAGAATTAACCATAAACAACAAACTAATGTTCCTTTTTACAGACATTCTACATTACGCAGTGAAGAAATTAACACCGCGATACCAAAAAAGTATGAGTTAATTAAACCATATAATATGTGGGAAAATCGGGTTGACTTCATAGAGAACAGACCAAATATTTTATTATAATAACCTTATTTGTAACGTAACTAATTATGAAACTTTTTTTATGTAAAGAGTATATACATGTCTGGAAATTTATCACATAATTTGGAAAAACTAAAATCAACATTTCAAAATATATTATTGTTACGAAATGATGTAACCAAGACCAAGGATACTATTAGTAAAAAGATATCACAATTAAAGTCTATATATGCTGAACTTTCAAAGAATACTACTAAGAAGGTTTTATTATTTAGTCTTGATTCATTTTTTTTCCAATTTAAATTGTTCTCAGTTGAATTGGAAAATATGGATAAATTCCGTATATTGTTGAATAATCGAATGTATTGTGATTACTATAAACTTTTTACATTAATTACTACCTATATCAAAGATAACAAAGAAGACCTAAATGCTGAAAAAATAGAGTTTCGCACATTTCCAGTGTATAAAGATTTAGAACCGTTTCAAGAATATAATTTAGATGATATCAAGAATATTCATAATGATATTATGAAACATATTAACTTTTTATATGAATGTTACCAAGCGAATGAAGATAAAATTATAAATTATAATAAAAAAACACGCATCGGGTTCTCTATTTCCAATTTATTAAACACATTAGAACACGAGAATACTGTCTTAAAACAGCAAATTGCTTTATATGTTAATTATTTATCATTTTTTCATATATCACAAAGCAAACATTTAAAAAACTTATTGGGGCGTCTCAAAGGTTTTGATGAAGAAATTGAAGAAAACGTCAATGGTAATCATACATACTCAGTTGATGATGTAGAAGATACAGAACCTTTCCGCAAATTTGAGTATGAACCTAGTCCTCTAGATATTTCTAATGTTGTAGAATGTTCTGATTTAGATAATAATGAGAATAATACTGGTGTTGATACATCTGAAAAACCAGTTGAAAATAATGCTACTAATAGCGATAATATTACACTAACTATTGACGACACTGATAATACAAAATTAGAAACTTCTAACAATAATGTTGAATAATTATTTTTGTAAAGTATGTGTAAAAATTGTAAATAGAATATTACATATGTATATAATATACTATTATGGATACAGGAGAATCATCAAAAGATAAGAATTTAGATACAAATGACGAAAAACGTAGCGTAACCCCTATATCTGGTAATTCTAAAGATGATAAAGTTGTATGGTCTCCAGATAATGAAACGATATTGGTTGAATGGTGTGACGTAGCACAGTGCTATAAATGGTTAAATTTTAGGTCTCATACAAAATTGTCTAGTATGCATGCTTGGTTCACTATACCCGCTATTATATTATCTACTATTACTGGTACAGCTTCTTTCGCCCAAAGCACATTACCTGATAATATTAAAGGTTATGCTCCGGCACTGATTGGTAGTATTAATATTTTAGTAGGTATTTTAACTACCATACAACAATATTTAAAAATTTCTGAAAAAAACGAAGCTCATCGTGTTTCAGCAATATCTTGGGATAAATTTTCTCGAAATATACGAATTGAATTGGCAAAAAAGCCAGAAGAACGTGATAAAGCCGGTCATTTTATAAAGGCTTGTCGTCAAGAATTTGATCGTTTAATGGAAACAAGTCCAACAATTGATGATATAACAGTAAAAGAGTTCAAACATAAATTCAAAGATAAACCGGGTTTTGATAAATTAAAGAAGCCTGATATATGTGACACTATTATTAGTGCGGAAGAAACCAGAAATAGATGGTATGAAGAAATAGACTTGAATGCGGATATTGATGCTGCTGCTGCTAATGCGGTTAGAGAAAGGGATAACTTTATATTAGAACAACAACGTATATTAGCAGAGAGAGAACAAGAACTCAGCAAAATTGCCGAAATTCAGAAAATCGAAGAAATAACAAAAATGCAAGAAATCGAAGAAACCGCAAGAAAAATAAAGGAAGAAGAAGAAGAATATAATTTACACGTTGAAAAGATTATTCAGTATATTAATGGATATGAAGAAGTATATGCTAGAAAACCGATGGAAGAAGATATTCTTAATAATTTTAAAGGACAACTCGATGCGATTGTTCTCAATAAATTCTTAAAAGGATATATGCAATAAATCTAATTTAACAAATATAACTTAAATTAGATTTTCGTAGACAGATTGTTGTTTTTTACCGCCCAAAACTCCTTATCTTGGTAAGGGAACCGAATACAAGACTTATCCTCTATCATTTCTATATCCTCTTTTGTAAAATCAGAATGTAACACATAGATGGCATCTTCTGTAAACAAACAATACCTTTCATATTTATTTTCATCATTTATAATTAGATCATTCGAGAACATTGACACATTTCCGAACTTTTTGTCCTGGATTTTATCAGATATTAATGAAATATTATCAGTAGTAGTTGCTACAATATTGGAATATGATTCATTTTCAAATTTACATACATAAACACAAGAAGGCAATTCTATCATTTCATCTTTTTCATCATATATATACTTTATTATAGGATTTGTCGAGAACATTTCAACTATTGTGCTGCATATTGGTATATTATTATGGTGTTTCTTATGTATTATTTCATCCATAATTACCCAAGAATATCCACTATCTTCGGGTATTATAATATCAATTATAGAGACATTGACGAACACATACAATCTGTCTCCAAATTGAACGTATCCTTTGTAAAATTCTTCTGAGTTTTCATATGTTATTCTGAAATTTTTTTCTAAGTATTGAGAACATTGTTCTAATAAATAAGTCTCATCGTTTATTTCAATCATATTTCCAGTATTATCCACTGTATCTTCATCGCTTTCATCTACAAATGGTATTATCTTCTCATCAATATTTTCATCATCACTACTGTCACTTTCTATATCATCACTATCTACATTATTTATCATTTCATTCGAGAACTTCATCATATTGTCTTCATAACACATTAACATCTTGACAAATGGGTTTTCTAAGTCATCTACTATGTTATATAAAACATAATGGAACTCTGTTTTTGGGGTTGTTTCTATTATTTTATGTAAGGGTTCATCGTCTATATATTTATATCCACTTGGTTCATCTGGTTCGTTTATAATTTCATTTGTAGAATTTAAATTACTCTTCAACTCACTATATATATCAGGCTTTTCTATTTCATAATTTACAGTGGTTGGCTGTATTTTCTGCATGAATTTATTATTTATGTATTTATTTATTTCACGCTTATCTGAAATCATCTATATAACTTATTATTATATTTTATGACGATAAATAAACTTATAAAATCATATAAAGATGTATCTCATATATACATTATAATAACTCATTATTATTAGTATTGTTTACACTCTTTTCTAAATGTCTGAATACGACAATCATTCAATTCAATCTCTAAACGACGAACAACGTAATTACATGGCTGACGCAATGGATAATTATTCCATAGTAACCGATTCTAGTGACGAAGAATCTTTCGAACAAATACCCACTAAGAAGCGTCGAAACAAAAGAAACAATAACGCCGATGAAAGTAAAGTAAAGGACACAGGTTATCATAAAGTAACACGCCGACAAGATGGTATGAAAATTAAGACTGAAGTATATTCTACCTCATTTGTTCCTGGAACGATGATTCGTGATGCTATCACAGGTATTCGATATTCCCAATATAGAATTGGTTCTTGGCACGAAGACCTCTTTTTTAAGGTGAAAGATACTTGTGGATATATTGGCGAGGGGACGTATTTACTCTTTTACGAAAGTCCAGAACAATGTGAAAGACATATGAAAGTGAAAATTTCTACAAATGCTAAGAAGACTTGGACGGACAAGTTTGTCAAAGCAAAATCGATGGTTTAATTATCATAATTCTATTTAGGAATATTAAAATATATTAATTATATAACTTAAATGAATAAAGATACACTTTCTTGGATACATTATTTTTATGCCACTGTAACCGCATCTGTTCTCGCATATGTAACTTCTATGGATATGGGTGATAAAAATGATAATGATGAATCTTCTGCTATAGATATGCTACCAAATTTTGGCTCTAATGAAGAAACTGAAGTTTATGAAGAACCTCAAGAACAAGAGGTTTTTGAAGAAGTAGAAGCAGAAGTATATGAAGAACCACAAGAAGAAGAGGTATTTGAAGAGCCTCAAGAAGAAGTATATCAAGAACCATCTAGAATATCTGAATTACCTGTTGCTGAACCAGTAAATACCGTTACATCATCGAATGGAGGAAAATTGAAGAAAAACAAAACAAAAAATAAGAAAAATAAAAATAACAAAACACGTAATCGTAAATAAAATATAGTCATTTTAGTAGTATGACTATACTTTATAACATAGAGACTGTCGAAGTCCATAAATTAAGAAATGCTATTAAAAATATTACAAATCACTTTAATATTAAAGATATTTATATTTCTATAGGTGGAAAATTCCTTACTAATATATCTAATTTCTTCGAACATAACAATAACAGCAATTATCATATCATACCTATACATCTTATATCTAAAGATACACACAGTCTGATTATAGTTCTTGATTTATTTTCACAAATTGAATTTGATATGTGTCGTAAAAACATAACAAATAATGACGATAACAATCATATTATATTATGTAATACAAATTGTAATACTTTATTCCTTGAAAAATTTATACCCTATATTTTAAAAACGTGTGATGATAATTATATTTCACCCGATAATCTTATTATTTGTAATTATATTAAATTTAAAAACAATCCGAATCCGGCGGAGTTTCATGCATCTAAAATAATACCTAATGTTATTTATTCCATATTAAAAAAACCTGATAACAATGATTATGTAGATTGTTTTTATGAATGGTTTGGTTACAATCAGTATTTATATAATTTTATTTATAAATACAAATATTATATGATGTATAGAGGTGCTTATACACAAATTAGTATGCTACAAGATACCCTAGATAAAGTAAAGAAAAATGATAATTATAAACTGATTTCAAAAGATGTTAAATCTATTCATTTTTGGAAACATATATATGATATTACCGACATTGATAATCAAAACCAATTAACGTCTATTTTTGATAATTTACATTCCAATAGAAAAATACTCATATCAAAGTAACTCTTCGCATCGTTCAAAAAACTGTTTCAATTCTTCCTTATTTGAGTTATTATGTATTTCATCCGGAACATAACTATCATTTTCTTTTTGGTAACACAATATTGCTGGAATACCCTGAAACATTTTTTTTGTTTTTAGAAAAGCATATACATCAAAATTGTCATCTATATCTATTATAGCGCATTGAACGTTATCGGGCATTTTTTCAAATTTTTCTTTTACATCATCTTCTATTTTTTTACAGGGAGCACACCACTCAGCACCAAATTTAACAATAAATAAACCTGGATTTTGATTAATCAATTCAAGGTAACGTGCACGACTTTCTATTGTTGTAATAATAGGCAATGGCATATTATATGAATTATACAAACATTATCTTTATTCTTTTTTCGTAAAATTTAATGAAACATTATAATTCATATAGTATATTAACCTATGTCATTAAAAGATCATAATTTGAATATTCATATGTATTCACTTGAAGATATATTGGGATTATTTAATTTAACATATAATATATCTGTTGATGATTTAAAACGTGCCAAGAAAGTTGTTCTTATGACACACCCTGATAAGTCGAAACTAGATTCTAAATATTTCCTCTTTTATAAAAAAGCATTTGATATAATTGTCAATTTCTATAAAAATCAAAATAAACAAAACCAAGAAATAAATCCGCAAAACCTTGCTTATACGCCTAATACTCATCAAGAAGACAATTCCACTACCAATAAAAAGGTTTCTTCTATTATCAATGATATGTCACAAAGGCAATTCCAAGATAAATTTAATGAATTATTTGAAAAAAATATGGTTAAACAAATAGATGACAGTAAAAATGAATGGTTTAAAAGTGATGAACCTTCTTATAAAACCGATGTAAAAGTGAATTCCAGTAATATGGGACAGGTTTTTAATAGTATTAAAGATCAACAATCTGGACTAGTTAAATACAAGGGTGTTTCCAGTTTAATATCCAATCAATCATCTAGTAACAATTATTATGATGATATTGATGAAGATGATTCATATGTTGTTAGTGATCCTTTTAGTAAATTGAAATTTGATGATTTACGAAAAGTGCATAAAGATGAAACTATTTTTGCTGTTAGTGAACGTGACTATGGTAAAGTAAAAAAATATGCGTCTGTAGATCATATGATGCGAGAACGTGGCAATCAATCAACAGAACCTATGTCTAAACAACAAGCGGAACTTATGTTAGCACAACAAGACCAATTATATAGAGAAAAAATGATGAAAAAGGAATACTCGTCCAATTTAAAAAATATGGAATATGAAGAAAAAAATAAAGCTGTATTGTCAAATTTCTTACGAATTAAGTATTAACCAGATGTTGAGGCATGCACCATTCCTTTTTCATATCTAATAACAAATTTTCGGTATCACGTGTTGTATTTTCTATATCACTATAACTGGTATACTGGGTTACTGTAGGTGGTGTTATCATATACCAAAAGTTCTGAATTTGTAACTTATGCCAATACATATCAACAGCATACTTTTTTAGATTTTCTTTCGATGAATCCTTTTCTAATATTGAAACGCTTTCTTTAAAATTTTCCAATAATATATCATACATGTGTTTCTTTACTACATAACCGGTTGTTGTGCGACAATAAAATACACGAGAACAATATTCCTCTACTTCCATATAAGGACGCGCATTATTTCCACCAATTATCAATACATCCCAATTTATTTTTTTATTGTTATTAAATCTTTTAAGGTTTGTCTTCAATAATTCTGGATCTTTAAAATGGATATCATCTTCACATATAAATACATAGTCATAGTCTCTTTTTTTGGCTATTTCTATACACTTAATATGACTCATAGTACATCCAATTGCACCAATATTATTTTTAATAGCTTCTACCCTTTCTGCTTTTATATCCATCTTTTTAAATTCTTCAATAGCATGTTCTAGTCTGTCCTTTCGATGTTCTAAATTTATGAATAACGTGTTTTTAAACAATTCCATATATTGATGTATTACTGACTTTACTTTATACCTTTTCATATGATATCTAAAATATCATATGTAACTAATTATTTATTTCTTCTGCTTACGAGACTTGTTTTTGCGTGTCTTGTTAGCCTCCTTCTTGAAAGAACCAAACTCACCCTTCTTGGTGTGGTAACCAGCCTTCTTAAGACGGTTTTCCTTCTTGGCGGTCTTGTGCTTACGAACAGAGACAATACGTCCGTGCTTGTTTTTCATTAAATCCTTCTTTTCTAATCCACCGGTAGTCTTATCAGCGTTTCCGTGGAATACTTGAGCTCTTGAACCAACAGTCATTCTAAATATATATATAGTAAATATTTTATTTATTCACTATCTGTTACATCTTCTACTAATACTTCATTATTTTCTTTTTTTTCATTAGGTTTTTCTTCTAAATTCGAATATTTTGTGACATTGTGAGGTTGTTTTTCATCAAATTGTTGGTGTGATTGTTTTTTATTGTTTTCCAATTCGGATATACGTTTATTCATTTCTTCTATTTGCTTTGTTAAATCAATTATGTGTAAACGCATTGAATACATTTCCGATTTTTGAACTTCTAATAGTTCCTTTACATCATCTTTTTTATCATCATTACTCCAAGATACGGATTTTTTCTCTTTTGGTTCTTCTAAATCTACTGGTTCCAGTTTTATATTATTTGGTTTGTCATCAATATGTATTTTATTACTATGTTGTAAAGAATTCATCAACTTTTCTCGCTCCCTTTGTTCTCTTTCTAAAAGTTCGTTTATGTTTTGATTGTTTTCATCTGTCTGCTTTTCACGAAAATCAATTTCAGCAGGGACCTTCTTTTGTAGCATACTATCATATTCATTTTGACGCATTTGAAATTGTTTATTAAACATTTCTTCCCTGTTGTCTTTAACTACCGGTGGAGTATTGATAGCGTTATGTGTCATAGTGTTTTGTGGTTCTGGTTGTTGTTGATATGGTATACTTGAATTATGTGCTGAAAATTGAGGGTTTTGTAAATGAACGCTTTGTATCATTGACGTAAGCACTTCTTTATTAATATTGTTTAATTCTTGAGGATTTATTTCTTTTCCTTGGATTTTTGAATAAAAATCCTCTATTGATTGTTTAAACCACATTTCCTTTGCTTGTTGTGGTTGAGATTCAAAATAACGTATTATAAACGGATTTCCATTTATTATATTCCATAGAATTTTCTGATTTTCTGGATGAACGAATAATGCCATTATACACAAATTTTCCTAATATGTGTATAATCATTTTTTGTCTTTATCTTTATTTCGACGTGTTTTATTATTTTTTGCTCTTTTCTTTTTTGTTGATATTTTCTTCTTTTTTCTACCACCTTCTTTTTTTTCTTCATCTACTATTACCTTTGGTGAAAAAACGTGTTCTATTTTTTTTGATTTTAAGAAATCGTGAATAGTTTTCTTTTGATCTTCTACAGTTTCATCACGTGGATTTTTCTTAGTACTCGCCCATTTTATATATGAAAATAGCTCACCCAAATAATGATCGATTTGGTCGGCACTTGTAAATGGCGCATTTTTTGTATCAAAACTTATTTTCATATTCCCTACACGAAATCCTTTACGATTTTTATAATTCATAGGATATACTTTGGTTGTTACTGTTACATCATTTGGATTTTGTTCGCTCATAATTTATATTATATTGAGATTTTGTTAGTCCTTAAAATATATTTTACGAAACTCATTCACATATTTATCTGGTATACTTGGTTCTCTAAACAATTTTATTTTACTATCTAATGATTTAAATGGAACGTTATTCAATTTACCCGTTAACATTGTTATTATAAAAAACAGGGAATACATACCACATTCACTATCCTCTTTTTGATGTTCTACTTTATAATTATTATATTCTACTAATTCTATTGGTTCTTCCAGTTCCTTCGCATATTTCTTTATGTTCTCCACTAATTTCTTTATTTCTGATGGTATTTTATCACCATTGCTATCAAAATAAAATACGAATCTATCTTGTAAATCTATAAATAAGGATACCCAATGTGAACCATCTTCCGAGAACTTGTCTAAATTAAATACGACTCCTATCTTTGTTTTACCCATTTTTAAATATTCTTCTAATTCTTCTTTATTTCTCAATTTACATAAATCCTTTACGTAACATATTTCATCGAAGTCAATCGTTGCTGTTTGTATTGCTTTAAAATGGGGGTAAGATAGTTCATATTGTCCTAATACATCATCTATATTAAAATTACTCAACCACGTATTTGGATTTGTTCTCCATTCATCTGGTTGTAATGGACGTGGTATAAATAAATATCTTTCGATTTTTTCACGAATATGCTGGTCTTTTAATACATTTAACCAACAATCCTCTTTTTTACAAGTTCTCAATCTATCTTTTAAATCTTTCCATATACTTCTTGGCTTATCACTTACTATTTCATTATCCTTATTATTTTCATTATATGATTTCTTTAGTAATTCTAATATTTCTACTGGAAAGCAACTCCCTCTTACCACATTTTTTACACCTGGATTGCAATTTAATTTTTTATGTTTTGGTAAATTTTTTCTTGTTGATTTCTTTTTACTTGTTTGATATGTCTTTAATGTCATTTCGTATATATTGTATCATACGATAATATATTACACAATATTACTTTTTTACTATATCTTGTATTTCATTTATACAACTCAACATTATAAATCCATCTGTTACCATAGTATCTATTTCTTTATCATCTTCTTCATACATATTTGATTTGTATTGATATATCACATTACTTGCTATATAATGTCCTAATTTGTGCCGTCTATTCAGTCTCCATATTTTATGTAAATCCAAATTATGTAATACTTGTTTACTACTTGGCGTTATTTTACTACCATATTTATATCCCAAATTTGCTGCTATTCTCAATTTATGCTTATATAGTAATTTCACTATCTTTTCACTCATTATAGATATATTTAGTCATTTTTTTATGTTATTATGATTCATTATTTTTTGATTATACGATTACCCCAGAACGATGTCATTTCATTCGAAATTTCAACTTTTTCTTCCTCTTCTGAACTGCTATCATCCATATTTCCAAATAATATATCTTCATCTGAACTCTTATAATGCTCTTTCTCCTCTATTTCTTTCATCTTCAAATATCTTATTATTGTTTCTGTATAATCACGAAATATTTCATTTACATCTGTTGTTATTTCCTTATTAGGCTCATTTAATAGAGTTTTTGTTAAATCTAATATTTTGTGTTTATACTTTCGCAATGAAGATTGATATTTTTGTTCTTTTTTATGCTGTTCTGGGTTTGTTTTTGATACATATTTATTTCGTTGAGATTTATTCATAAAATAAGTCAATGTTATATCATTTACATAACGATTACTTATTGATTCTGGCTCATTCTCATTCTCATCTATGTTTGTAACCTCTTCTGTATCACTCATGTTATATATTTATAATTAGAATCTTTATTTCAGTTTAGGAGATAATTGCTTGTTATTTTCAGAACAAAATATTTTCCTATATTATAATAACAATAATGTCTACTGTATTAGGAGGACCATATAATGG